TCTTCTGGTGTCTTACAAGCTTGGGTTCGGTTGCTGGTGTTGCGTTGTGCGTAACTGCGAAAAACGGCAACGGTTGGCAGGAAGTCACTCTTGAACTCTTTGACCATCCGGTTGAAGCCTTCTTCGATTTGCTCTTCACTCAGATCATCCAGGCCAATCTGCCAAGCTTGTGCGAGTTCTTGGCTTGGTTTGGCTTTGTAGATTGCACTTAGTTTGCGTAAGAGTTCAACGGATTGCATTGGCTGTCTCCTTGAAGTTGTTGTTCAATCAAGTCCCATTCGTCAGGCTGGTTGCTTGGTGAGGCTCGGCTTGGTTCCTGGTGTTGTTCAATCAAGTCTTCGACTAAGAACCGTTCAGCGTCCTTGGTGTAGCTGTCGCCACATTCTGCGAGGTAGTGCTTGGTTGCGATTTGAATTTCAGCAACGCTGAACTTTGCTAGCAGCTTCTTGAAGTTCTCAAAGGCTTTAGCTTTGCGACCTGGCTTTCTGGTTGCCTTTGCTTTCCAATCGTCCCACCAGCCTTCAAAGTGCGTAATATATTCAGTGTTTCTTTTGTTATTTGTTTCTTTTGTTAATTCTTTATTTTGTAGCTGGCGATTTCCCTGACTAGGTTTTCCCTGACTAGGTTTTCCCTGACTAGGAAAATCCACGTTAGGTTTTTCAAGGTCAGGCATTTCGTCACGAACACCTGAGAGCAGATAAACATAATCCCCAAGCTTGCCATCCGGCTTGCGAACTCTCGGACCACGCTTGATGTAGCCAGACTTCAGCAGTTCATCCATTGCTCGCTTGGTGGAGTCATAGCCATCTGTCGCATGATTGGCTAGCTCACTGATTCGGATGTTCCAGTTCTTCGGCAGACTGAGCAGATAGATCAGCAAGCCTTTGGCTTTCCAGCTAAGTTCTGCGTCCTGAGCGGCTGCGTTACCGATAACGGTGTAAGGTCCGTCAATGCGTTTGCCTATCATGCTTACCTCTTAAGCGGCTTCAGTTGCGGTTGCCATTGCTTGAGCGATTTCCTGCTCTACTTGCTTCTGTATCAACTTCAATCGGTCTACCTCGCCTTTTTTCAAGTCACCTCGTTTGGCGTAGGCATTCGCCAGACTGTTTGCCTCTTCGAGTGCTTCCTGAGTTTGGCAGGATTCAAATTGCTCTTTCAGCAAGAAGAAGGTTTGTGAACCTTCAGGATTGATAACTTTTGGCGCTGGTGGTTCTTCTTCCTGTGCGTCTGGTTCTGGAGTAATGCCCGATAGACCAAAGGCTAGCCGAATCGCTTGCTTCATTGCGGCATGGCGTAGCATTCGGCTTGGGTATTGTTTCCAAGGTTGGCTTCCAGTGTTGCACTCGCTCAAGAACTCAGTCACCACGGTTGGTCGCTGACGGTCTTTGCGGTAAATCGTTGCGGTGACGCTGATGACTTGGCCTTTTTCATCCGTTGCATGATTGAATTCGATTCCGTCAAACTGCGGATGTTGATTCATGATTTTGTTCCAACCGTCCACACTCATCACCACGCTGATGCCACCGGATTTTGCTGGAAAGGCGTAGATTTCTTTTGTCAATGGATTCAGGTTGTGCTGCTTGGCAACTGCGAGAAAAGCCATCAAATGCTCAGGCTTGGTTCCGCTTGGTAAGACGGTTTTGGACAAGACTTCTTGCAGCTCTTCCGGTTTTACCTGGCACTGTTGTGCCACTTGCACGATTAGGTTTTTTTCGTTCATAATTCACCTTTTGCAATTATAAATTCAGGTGGGAAGTCGTTTAGGTCAAAAGCTAAGAACTTTGTTCCATCAAAGTTTGGAATTGAACGTCCAAAACTAAAGCAACTTTGCCTTAACATCTCTTGCCTAAATATACGCATATCCCCAATAAACCAATGCTCTAGCACTTTTGTTATCTCGTTTCCAAATCCATAAAACAGATAATCTGCTGTTCTGGTTTTTGTGCATAATTTGTAAAGTTCAGAGTTGTTAGAAGTTCCATCTTTAGAGTGCGTTCTTATTGTGAATTGATGCTTATACTGCAAAGCGTCAATTCTGCGAATCCGGCAACCAATTCTTATTTCTTTAAAAATAAAATCAGTAGCTAGCGTTTGATCGTCGTCAACAGACGCAACTTGCAATGAAATTTTACCGATGTGCTTGTTTAAAAGTTCAATAATTTGATTATTAAACAGATCAGCAAATTTCTTTTCTTCTTTCCAGGTTGGCAAACTGTCTTCGTAATAATAGTATTCTATTTCAAGTTGCTGGCTTCTTTGCCCCATACGTCAAAGCCTTCAATTGCTCTACGGTTAAACATATCTAGTCGTCGACCTCCTGTTACACGGTTTATAAAATTATAGAATTCTTGAGGCTTGGCGCTATGACCACTCCTCGGTGCTTCAAAACAAACAGGAAAACTTTTCGTTTCAAGGAATGCTGGCGTTCCTTTTCTTGCGTAAAGTGCAAATTCACAGTTGTATTGAGGAAGGTTGAATGGTTGAAAGCCGCCAGGCTTATGCCAGGTAAAGCAACAGACATATTTAAGCTTCCAAGTGTCAAGAAGCCGAAAAGCCATTGGCAAGAATTTGTGAGTTGTCCAAAGCCAGACATGGCAATTGTCATCAGCAGGAATCTGAAGATTTGCCATTTCTTCTTCGGTCATTGTTGGATAATCAAAGTTAACTTGGTTTGGCGCTACATCTCTTTCAATTTTTGTCATGGGCCAAGGTGGGTCAATTACAATGACGTCATACAATCCAGTTGGTTCAATTACTTCTCGCGCAGCAACTTCTTTTAGGTTTCTAGCAAGTTCTTCTTTTTTTTCTTCCTGAATAACCTCAGACATTTTCTTTGCGCCAGTAAGGATTCTTAATGATTCCTCTGGTTTATTTTCTAAAAGCTTTGCTGCTTTAATAATTGCTTTTCTCGGTTGTGCAATTCCCCGATTTACCTTTTCTTCAATTTCTGAATCAATTGATTTTAGCTTTTCAACGGATTCCGCAAACTGACCTGCATTTCTAACAGTCCTGTCAGTGACTCCATGCTCTTTTGCTAAAGCTAAGGAAGAGGAAACTTTTTCCTCTTCCTTAGCTTCTAGGCTTTTGGGCAAATGACCACCATGTTTTTTCTTTATTCTGTTGTACCTCCTGCCTAATAACATGGTAAAAGAGTCAGGATTTAGATTTCTTCTCCCTAGCTGATTTTTATCAATCCAATCCTTGGCCTCTTCTCTTGAATTAAATTCTAGCTCACAAGTTTCATAATCTAGGTTTAGTCTTGTGCAGATTTCATATCGGTTATGCCCATCTAAAAGAATTTTAGGCCATTCATCTTCGTAATATTCGGTTTCATCTTCATCATCGCTTTCCCATGAGATTATCTGTCGATAATGATTGTCCCATTCAGGCGCATCAGTTTTATTTGCTTCGTCATATCGCAAAGTCGTTATTGCACCTTCTGGTTTCCATTCAGCCATAGGCCAAACAACCAATGGATCTCTAGCGCCACCATGTTCAATTAGATTCTGTTCTAGCTGTGTCCGTTCTTCTTCAGACAACGGTGGAATCAGTGACTCGAATTCTTTATCAACAATTATGTTCATTCTTCTCTTTAATTCGCGCCTTCCAGCCAGCTTGAGCTTGAGTTGAGAAAAGCTTTATCGCTTGCTTCGGTCACATGACGGGCTTTTGTTTAGGGAGGACGCCCAACCGAATGACTGAAAGGCTTAATCTGTTATAAAATCATCCTCATATTCAGAAGGTTTTGAACCTTCCACCCACACTGGATTTAGGTATTGTGTGATCTGTCCACCTCGCTTGACAAAAGCAAGGATCTCCTCTGGAAACATCGAATCAGCCGGAACTTCTGTTGAGGTGACTGAAGCGTTGTTCCACTTTTCTTTGACCTCAACTTGCTTCTTCGCCTCAATCTCTAGCTCTTGTCTTTTCTCAGCAGCCTTATTTCCAAAGTGGACTTTGCGGCATTCAGCAGAACAAAACTTTGCTCGGCTTTTGCTCGTCACTGGCTTGAATTCGTTCTTACAAATCCAGCACTTAAGAAGTCGATTGTGGTCTAAGCGGCTGCGGTTTCTTTTAAGGTGAACCAAACCGTTGCAGGTAGGCGAGCAATACTTCTGGCTTCCAGCTTTTGGTTGAAATTCCTTTTTGCAGACTAGACAATTCTTGGGTTTCAAAGTCCCAGGCATTCTGGGAATCGTGCCTCGAACGTAGGCTCGCCTTTTGTCGTTGATATAACGGCATTGCTGACTGCATAAAATGTTGCGCTCAGTCTTTGGCTGGAACACCTCGCCACACTCAACGCATGGCCTTGGCTCTACCGTTACCGTTCTCTTGTATTGCTGGTTGTAGCAACGACTGCCACAAAATCGCTGATCCTTACGAGTGGGCAAAAACAGCTTGCTGCATTGCTCGCAGGCGATCTTTTGCTTTGCTGGCCTTACCTTGTCGCGATAACGTGCAGCGTTTTGTTTCTTGAGCTCATAACCGCATTTGTGGCTACAAGTCTTGTGGCTGCTAGACTTGCGATTAAATTTCTTGCCACAAATCACACACTTGGGTCTTGTGTCCTTGGCCTTCATCTCGTCTTTGCAGATTTGCCCACAGGCCTTTTCTTTGCCTTCGGTCAAAAACTTTAAGCCGCAATTCGTGCAGGTTCTAATCGTCAATGATTGCCTTGTCGTCCCAAGTGTTCTCGTTGAATGGATCGTCCATTCGCTGAATCTTCTCTTCCTGGCTAATGTCTAGCGGCTTCAAATCAAAACAGTTTCGCTCATGCTTTTGGTGCGATAACTTTCCGCACCTTGAACATTCGTATAACTGACAGAAGGTGGGTTTACGCCTTTCAGATTGCCGAACCAATCCCCAGAAATAAGCCTCTTTGCGCCTAGTTTCTTCTCTGAAGTCTTCGAGCGTTCGCATACTTCCGGTTGATGAAATACAAGCGAATGCGCCACCAAAGCTTCTTCCAAGCTGGTGCGGTGTGGTGATTTATGATTCTGGCCTTGGACTTTTGTTCTGCTTTGACGAACACAGTGAGAACGGTAGGATTTACGGTCATGTTCAACTCCATGTTTGGTGGGGAAACGTTGCTCAAGCTGCTAGGAAGACCCCTCAACCTATAACTAAAACAACGTTTGTTTTCCCCATGTAGACTGTTCAATGAGGCAGAGCCGTTCCAGCCGCTTCTCCCAAAGCGTCAACTCGGTCAATGAGTTGAAAAACTCTGCCTCAGTCAACTGTCTCTGAGTGTTCTCCATGCGAGTTCCACCACCAGCGCCTGCGAAAAGAGCCAACTCACGCACTGGCCTTTTTAATTGCCTTTGCTGCACTTTTTAGAAGTCGAGCAATTTCAATTTCTCTTTCAGCCTTTGTTGCATTGATGGCAACATCGGCTGAAATCTGTTTAGTTACTTTTGCTAAAATCATGTTGTGCGCTGCAATCATGTTTTTGATTTCAGCCAGTTCGGTTCTCAGTTCTTCGTCAATCATTCTGCAACTTCTGCAAGATTCTTTTGTCCCAGAGAATTGCGCCTTTGGGCACAAACTGTTTTGAAAAATCTGCAAACTTCTTCTTTCTGTGCCAATTGCGTAACTGGTCAACAGAAATGCCTGAAATCTTGGATAATTCTAGTGTTGTAAGTAGTTCCATTCTGTGCTGTAATACCGTTTACCGTTTACCGT